TGGCGAGTTAAAATTTGGACAGGGATACACCAAACGCGATGGCGCTAGGTTAAATTATCCCATGGAAACCATTCCTGGAAATTGTGGATCTCCAATTGTCTCCTCCTCATCTATCGACCCCGGTGCCTGTATTGGTATACACGCATACGGTGGCAAGAGAGGCCTGACAATAGAGAATTCTGCTTGGCTACTTGGTCCGGAGGCTAATGCCCGGATCAGGTCTGTCTTGTTGATGTCTACAAAAAATTAGAAGCGCCCGCCTCGGGCGGGCTGTGTCCGGATGATGATAACATCCGTACAGTTAGCTTTGAGGCAAGCAGACGCAATATAAATTCATATAGGTATGAGAATAGTATAAAATCTACTCAAACTAAACTTAGATATACCCACTTTCGTGGTTTATATTCAACATTTTTTATAAATGAATCTTATATTGACGCAAATAGCCGACTACCCTATGTCGCTACTGCCTCCTTCTTTTGGTCCACTTATGGTCAAGATGTGTCCGATCACGTCCCCCAATATGCTGGAGTTCTTCCTACCGAGAAGAATGTTTTCACGTCCATTTTGAAAATGGATGCTCCTCATGGCATACGCCCAACCTTAAAATTAGATAAATGGGAAAAAGCGAAAGATATTTCATGGTCAAAACTTGAATTCGCTTTAAACACCGAGATTGATTATTACCCCGGCTTTGTTTCAAAAACAGCCGCTGGTTTTCCATTCAATGCTTGTGGATACAGAACAAAAGGTGAGGTCCTATCCGAGCCCCAATTCTGGGAGTGGGTTTGGAATCCCTTTGATAAAGTCTGTTGGTGGAAAGTTTCGCCCAAATTTGAGTTTTTATCGATAGAAGAAATTTTATCTGGAAAAATTCGAACGTTTATAATACCTCCTCTTCATCTTTTGTATTGGCAGAAAGCGTTTGGCGCTGCTGATGCGAATCTTAAGAGGATGCATCCTGGGTCCATTAAATATGGATATACTTTCCAATATGGTGGCTTTGACCGCCTCATCAAGGAACATAAAGATCCAGAGAACCGTATTTGGTATTCCTCGGATATATCTGGCTGGGATCGAGTTATTACTCTCCTCCAGGAATGTTGGAGCTTTCGTCGTCGTGGATTGAATATTCCACCCGCGATGGAAGCTCATTTTAAATGGATGTTAGCAAATACAATTTCATCCACCCTTCTTCTCCCTAACGGTGACGTTATATGGAAAGATTGGGGAAACAATTCTGGTAGTGGTACAACCACCGGCGATAATTGCATAATGCATCAAATGATTTCTGATTACATACG